TGCGGCCTGACCGGTGTAGTTCTTTTTGAAGGTTTGAGAAACAACGGTTGCACCGCAGTTTTCAATCGTGCCGACAGTGGTGCCGGTAGTGTTACGAACAGTGCCCAACAGCCAGGGGCCAAGGTGAGTAGCGAAACCCATATTCAATTCTCCATGCGTTAAAGCGTATCAATCTTGCATGACAGTCAGCCGGGACTGTTTGATACGCCGGGATTCCCGGTTTAGAAGCAATATATCATGCTTTTAAATGGTGTGCAACAAATAAAAAGGGCTCCCGAAGGAGCCCTAGTGGCAGGCCAGTCACCTCTACCGTACTGGGATTTATCAAGACGAACCGGGTGATCCGAAGATGCCCAGAGGGTCAGACACGCCGAAGCTGTAACGCTCACGGGCCTTGTAACGAACGTTACCAGTGTCGAAGTCACCGTCCATGCTGTTTTGCAGCGGGGTACGGATGAAGTGCTTCAGACCGTTAGGTACGTCAGTCATCAGGAACCAAGCGTTGGTGTCGGTCAGATAGTGGTTAACGCAGTAACCTTCTGGAATCGAGCCATTGTTCTTCAATGCGTTGACATCGTTGTCAGTGGTGCCGACACGGAGTTCGGTTTCCAACAGACGAGTAGCAACGAACATCAAAGAAGGAGGAACGACCAACTTCTTGGGCTTGGCTGCAATCAACAAACCACGCTCATCCGTCCAGCCTGCGATTTGAATGACGGCATTCTCAAGAGAAGTCTCATTCAAGTCAGCGCCAGTGGAGGGGCGATTGCTGTTAACGCCACCAGAGATCAAGGGGTGGGCGGTGCTACACAAGGTAACGCCGTCACCGTAGGTCACTGTAGTGGTGAACGCATTGTTCAACACATAAGCGGCCTTGACCTGCTTGGTGTAAGCCATACCACGGGCCAGAGCTTTGGTGTAGCGGCTGGACAACGAGTCATACAAGTTGTCTTCCACTGCTTCTTCCGTGATGGAGAAGCCCATAGCGATGGTTTCGTGGTTGTAACGAGCCGTCCACGCTTCCTGAGCATTGTCATAAGCGATGGCAGAGCCTTCGTTCTTGACAGGTGCAGCAGAGAAACCAGACAGTTTCGTTTCTTCTTCAAAGCTACGTTCCGAGGTTTCGGTTTCGTAGATCTCTTTATGCTCTTCGCCGTATTTAGCGTACTCCAAACCAAACAAAGCGTTTAGGCCGGGGAGCAGTTCCTTGAGCAGTTGTGCGCGTGAAATTGCCATTTCTTACTCCTTAAACACCAGTGGTGTTGTTATATTGGTGAGTGTTGATTTTCACCAACAATTCGGTGTAAGTGTCAGCTGCGGTAGCAGTCTCAGGCACAACATCGATCACACGGATTGGGATAGTGGCGGTAGTGCCTGCACCGGTCAAGGTCACAGCGAAAGCAGAGTTACCAGTGGTAGTGCTTCCAGCGTTGAGAACCAAAGCCAAGTTTGTGCCGACAACGGTACGACCTGCGGAGCTCATGGTAGTGCCAGAAGACACAACAGCCACTTTGAAAAGTGCTTGCTGGTCATCAACAACATACGCATAAGCGGGGTTAGCCGAGGTGCTAATGGAAGCAGGCAAATACTGACCTTCAACGGTTTGACCGCTGGAGTTCACATATTGACCGCCGACACACACGCCGACAATAGTGCCAGAGTTAGTGGTAGTTGAGAGAATCAGATAGCCGGTGCTGTCGATTTGAACCGTATCTCCAGAGAAGATAGCAGTGCCAAAAGAAGCGGCAACGGGAATCTGTCGGAAAGCACCAGCGTATGGCTTGCCATCAATTGAATTGATGGGCTTTAGGCCATAAGGTGCTGAGACAGTGGGATAAGCCATGTTTTAAGCTCCAAAAAAGTTAAAGACCTTTACCAAAAACGACCTTGGTGCTACGTTCTTTGAACATAGGCATCCGAGGATCACTTTCTCGCATGAAGGTGTTATCCACCGAGGCCATCTGTGCATCTGCCTGATTAGCAAAATACGCATCACGGTCTATAGTAAATTCCACTGGGGTTTTGCAAAGCAACAATCCACCGATCTCAATACTGTCTGGGAAGCGGTTAGCTTGTCCGCCCATCAAACGAATTTCGGGGTGTTCTGATGCTTTTACTGGCTCCCATCCTTCACGGAGTTTCGAGGAAATATTCAGAGCATCTGAAGTACCAAGTGTGCTTAAGCGGATCCAACGGAACGCATACCCATCCTCTGGATGAGGGTCAGGTAGAAGTTGGGGAGGTGCCCATTTACGGGGACGCTCTGCTCCTGCACGGCTTTCGGTTTCCCGCTTAGCGCGAGTTTGTACTGCATCTGTCATTTTTAAGTCCTCATTTGTTCCGCAACCTTACGCGCATAGAGTTCCAAAGGAACGCCCAGACGTTTGGCGATATTTACTTGGGTTTGAGTTAGCACAACCTTTTTAGGGGCAGAGCTTCTCGTTGCTGGCGCAACCACATTCGATTTTGTTCGCCGTTCTTCCTTTTCAGGCTTCTCAGCGGGATCCTCAGATTCGAAGGCATCTGGGAACACTTGGCGCATACGAGAATTTACCTTCTCGTAGTAATCATCTGAAGTCGGATCCACTCCATTTTTGACTAGCTTGTTGTGGAGTACAAGCGCAAAGCCAGTCATCTCATCGTCCGACCCAAACCAAAGATTCGTTTCTCTCCACTTTTCCGCTTTGGGATCCGTGGGAGGCGAACTTTGCGGTATTGTTACCGAAGTTTCTTCTTCTTGTAAAGAGGCGGGCTTAAAATTGTTCACCCGGTCAAGTTTTATCTTGGTGGATGTCAAATCTTCCTGCGCCTCTACTAAAGCCTGAGAATCTCCAGCTTCATACGCCTCTTTGTACTTGCGCCGGGCTTCCTCCATCTCCGCAGCAACAGACTTTTTGGCCTGCTCCAGCAGAGCATTCTGCCCTTGATTAAGGGATCCTTTGAGCTTTTTGTTCTCTTCTACGATGGTTTGAGCCACCCGAATAGCCTCTTCTCTCTCCTTCAGAGCCTGTTCGGTACGGCGTTTTTCCTCGTGATAGCCCTTTTGTAGGTGCTGTATCCGCCGTCTGACCTTCTCGCCGTACTGCGAAAGCTCCTCTTCATCAGCATCTTTAGGAGGTTCCTCCATCTTTTTGCTGTTTTTGGGCGTGTCATCGACAATTTCTACCTCGGCTTCACCCTCGGCTTCAATTTCGATCTTAATTTCCTGCTCTTCATCACCCTTTTTGGCCTTTTTATCCATCTCATCGGGGAATTTGTACTCAGTTTTTTCCATTTTTGCTCCTTACACCCGTGTTACGCCACGGGGATCTTGCACAACGGCCTCAACAGAGTCATCATTGATGATTCGGAACTCTTTTCCGTGGATTTTGATGCGAGTACCAGTGTTGGGTCTAACCAACACAAAGTCTCCCACCTTGCAGGAAGGCCCAGAAGGGAACCTTTTATCGTCTTTGAAGGCATCTGGCCCCATTTTCACGACAAAAAGCACTGGTGACAGTAACTCTTCAAAGTGCATGGTCGTGTTTGCCTTCACCAAACCGCTTTCATACTCATCATCAATGTCAGGTAGGACACATAACAAGTGGTATGTAGCTGGATCTGGCACCTGTTTCGCCTTTTCATCCGCCGAAGCATTCAAAATGCCCGACAAATCTACGGCTTGAACATCAAACTCAGTCATCATCATCATCCTTTAGTTTCCGCACAAGGTCATTGATTTCCATCTGTGCGGTTTGCAGACCTCGGATTGCTCCGCACAGCTCTTTGTAATGAGCGTAGTCTTTAGCTACGCCATCACTCAGCACTCCTAGATGTTGATTTATGTGTTCTTGAATCTTCTTGTTCAAAACATCTGCCAGTTTTACATCCATTACTCTTTACCCTTCATTGACTCCAATTGCCGAATAACCATGTCTGATTCAATGCGTGCCTTGGCTTGCAATTCCTGGGATTGGATACGTTTCATCTCTTTGGCAATGTCGCCATCAATTCTCTGCTTCTCAAGCTGCAACTTCTCCATAGAGATCTGTGAATCAATCTGATCCTTCTGCGTCTTGCGTTGCACATCGGCCTTCTTAATCTCCAACTCGGCTTGTTGAATTTGAATCAAAGGATCTTGTGCAGCTTGCTCAGCTTGCTGCTGCTGACCCTTGGCTTGGTTGGCCTGCATAAGCTGCTGTGAGCCTTGAGCCACCAAACGGGACAACTGCACTTCAACATCTTCCGGCAAATCAGCATCTGGATTAGGCAGAGGAACGCCAACTTGTTCTTCAACATCCTTGCGATATTTGAATGCCAAGTGTTCTGCTATGTGCGCCATGATCGCAGCTTGCATCTGCTGGGCCATTGGGTTCTGACCAATAGTCGCTGCAATCATTGGATCTTGCATAAATGATTGATGCGCCATGATGTGAGCATCTTGGTCTTGATAGATAAACGCCTTGGTGGGTTCGCCTCTCAAGAAAGCCATGTTTTCACTGATCGGATCTCGTGGCTTCTGATCATCCTTAGTGGGAACTAGCTTGTCTGCATTCTTCACTCCCAGCACTTCAATCATTTGACGGTGCAACTGGGGCAAGTTATAAATCTGTGGAGCCTGCTGCGACAACTGAATGATCGCCTGATACTGCATGATCCGCTGGGCCATCGTTGCAGAGTTAGGGTCTGACACTGGAATTACTTCCACCATGTCATAGTCTTCTTGCTTGGCTTTACGGTTCCCGCTCTCAGGATCGTACTCATACTCTTTCGGAGCATAGTCACGGATAATGCTCTTCAGGATTTTGAATTCCTGCTTCATTGAGAAATGCACACGGGCCTGCACAGCAGACATCGTTTTTAACTGCCTCTCAAGCAAAGCCAGCGTAGTACCCACAGGAGCATTTGCGCTCATATCACTGACCTTCATGTCAGCAATAGATCCCAATCTACGACCCTCATCAGTAATGCGCTCTAACAAACCAGCCAATACTTGACTCGGTTCCTTATAAGGAAGAGCCATGATGTTATCTTTAATCGACCCGCTAGGAACGTCTACATCCCTGAACTCGCCAGGAGAGATCGGTGTATCGTCACCTTTCACTCGTAAACCACGCGACTTCAATCCGCCGGGTAGATTGCTCAACGTACCAGCATCGATCAACTGACGAATCAGCGATGTACCAGCCCGTGCATATCCGCCAATCAAATGTATGTAGCCAAATCCATAAGCACCAAACCCAGGAACGTAGTCATACTGAACCATGTGCTGACGCTTCAAACGCATTACGTCTTCTTCATCGTAGTTACGATAGATCGACAAAACCTTACCCGTCCCGGCATCTATCGACACAATGTAAGGTAATGCGATTTCATCTTCATCTTCATACCCAGGCATTTCGTAATCGATCTGCACTTCATAAATCTGATACCGATCATCGTCAGTCAAAGAGTAGCCTTGCTCCTCGGCTTTCTTTTTCTCTACGTCAGTATGTATAGCAACAGGATCCCCTAGATCCACATCTCTATAGAATCCTGCCGCTTGTAATTTGCGTATATCGTTCTTTGTCTTGCGCATAACGTGCGTCACACGCTCAGCCGTTCTAGCTCCACTAGACCCGTAAGGAATGATCACATCTTCCGCAGGTATATATATAGAGGTCTGTCTTCCCAGGGCCGGATCAAAGTAGACTTTCTTAAAAGCCGATCCACTTAGCCCTAAGTTAAACAACATTCTTTCATGTTCAGGGCGGTACTCAGGCATCGCCTCAGTCAACTGATAATTCATATCAGTGCGCACGCGCTCGGCAGCATCTTCTTTTAGCTTACTGATTGCTCCGATAATTTCTGTCTTGACCGGCCCCTGTGCTGGAAACGTTTCAATGATTGTTTCACTCTGGAACCTTACAGCCGCTTCGGTCAGGATAGTAGAGAAAACACCACAAGCCCCATTCCAAGGCTCTGTTCTTTCTTCATACTTCATGCCCAAAACTTCCAAGCCCTTGACAAGCATCTCCACCCAATCTTTTCGGGAGTTAATGTCCGCCTCGACCATATCTACAATATCTGCCCCGACTTTTTCTAGCTCACCCTCATCCATGAATTCAGCCAGATTAGAGTCAAATTCCTCACCCTCTTTTTCCTCACGTTCGGGCTCCAAAGAAATTTCAATCCCATCAATACCTACGGTAACAGCATCTGGGTTTTCAATTTCAATCTCCATGTCCGGCATATCTAATGCCTCAAGACCCTGGGGAGCAGCATAGAGTGATTTTGCAATGTCCATTTAAACCTCAATAGTAAGCGTGTTTTCTGCGAAAGCTTCTAAGCTCTTCCCGTTCATCGGAAGCCAGCCTTAAAAACCCACCTTGGCGGAACCTGATCAATGCTTGAGTAGAAGAATCCACCAAGTCATCATTGGGCGCATTTGGAAACGCCGCCATCTCTTCAATCAATTCGTCAGCCCATCTTGTCTCAGGTGCCCACACTTTACCCGAACTAAATAAATCAGCAACTGAATTGATCCGCACAAACTTGTCGTTACCTCTACTGGGCGTGTATTCACTGACCACAATCCCCATCTGTCTCAACTCAAATATCAACGGGCTACCCGCTGC